CTGTTGATAGTACGAGCCTGACTTTTCCGTCATGGATGTCTAGCCACGTTTCGTTTGCGTCAATGCAAATACCTAAGACGTGATTAGATTGATCGTACTCTACCTTGATAGGTTTCTCTGAGAATGCTGGATGCTCTTGCATATCTTTGTAAAGTGCCATGCCTTCTTCCTTTCTGGGATTACTATAATTGTAGCACACTGTCATCAGATGTCAAACATCGTCAGACCAGTTAGCTCCATTACAGAACTTACAAGTAGGATAATTCTTACTTATCCTGTCAGCGTAAATAGCTCTGCAATCTAAACACCTAATCCAAGAGTCAGGTTTTTTGTATGCAGGCTTACGCCTTTTAGGTTTCTCTGGTGAGAAATCAAAGTCCATGTTTCCTTCTTTCTTATTTGTTATTGGTTAGCAATTATCTTCCCACCGCCTTCGGCTTGGAACATGTGGGCTTCCCAGATGTCCATTGAATTATCGACTTCGCCGATGTATTCTTCACCGAACTCGCCGTTATATTCAAAGCGGACCTTAGACCTATCCCCCCACATTCTCATGTGTCCTTGCTCAACCAATTCGCATTCGATTGAATCCAGAACTTCTTGAATGGATGGGTAGGCTCCGTATCTTGCATTCTTCTTGAAAGTCTTAGCGACTCCTTCAGAGATTGCTTTGATCTCGCCTTTATGCATGGCTTCCTCCTTTCTTTTTGTTAAATCCTTTTTAACAGGGTATCACACGCTGTCAAGTCTGGCCTTCATCATACGCCAACGAAAGCGCTCCGATGCAGTCATCCCATGTCTGAAACCCCAGAGTTGGAAAGGGTCTGGCTCATCGTCAACAGACGTAGCAATACATTGCTCGAACACAGGACAAGAATCGCAAATGAATCTACACTTACGATGCTGGTCTGAATAAAACGTCGCAGTCATACCACGACAGCCAGCTTTCTCTCTCCAGTCCATCTTTCTATTTTAGTACAGGTAAACCCCCCATACAGGGAAAGAAGGACCAAACCCGTATGGGGGGCAATGAATAGCTTATCCGAAAACAAGCTCTCCAAACAACCCGTACTGGACAATAATATCTGTCCATTCGACATCGTACATGTTGAGAAATTTCTCATAGTCGTCTGTCTCTGCTGCTTCTTTTAGAACTGCAACAACTTGGCTGATTAAAGAACCAGCTTCGTAATTGACACCTGAACCTTCAGGTTGTGTCACAAGACGTTGTGTCCCACTCATAATGGTCCACCAGTCAAGCACAGAACCAGCACCATCGTCATAGTAATCGTCAGAGACGGTCAGCTTAGCGTACCAACCACGACCCTCATCATTAGATACCTCATAGATGTCAGCCCAATAATTAATACCGCCTTCAATAGCAGTATCAAATACGTCTTTAGCGTATTGCTCATAACTAATTGTCATGTTCTTTCCTTTCTTTTTTTTATTTATTTATTTTCTCTTTAATATAAGAGATCAACACAGGGACAAAGAGCACACTGATTACTGCAATCCCTGAGAGTATTGCGTTTACAATGCTCATGTCTGCTTCAGGATGCATCTAATTCCCTCCTGCGATTTATAGCAAAGTCTCTTAAAGATTCACCTAGATAAAGCATTACTCCTAGATGTTCTTCTTCAGTAAGTTTCGCTTGCCTAGTCCCATCAGATAATACATTGTGTATTGTTTCTAAATAAGTGTCAGCAAGAGCATCAATCAACTGAGTTCTTTCTTCTGATGAAAGATTTTCTATATCTTTTTGCAAAGTCATTCTTCTTCCTCCTTTCTGAAACACCGTCAAGCGTTTCCCACTACCCACCCTAATAACAGGGGACTATGTTCAGATGGGTAGGGAGCTACGCTCATCAGCTCTAGGATTTACTACCGTGCGTCTGCTCGGTTTACCTTGAATCGTCAGAGTTTGCTAGATCAAATGGTATATCTTCTGCCTCTTTATTATAAATAAGCAGATTACTAGGCTCATCTGAAAAGAATACAGCTTTAATTCTTTCTATTGCCCAGTCAATTTCTTGTTCTGGCATTATCTTTCCCTTCTTTCTTTAGCCGGTAAATGGTCGACTTGATTTATGTCCTTGTAAAATATCATGTGGAAATAACCGTTCGTACAAACGTTCGAGCTGTTTGACTCCGTTGTAATCCTGACTTTCCTGACGCATTTCTGCGTAATAGCGTATGCACTCATGGAGTGCTAGCCACTGGGATTCAGTGATTGTTGTGTCAATCCGAATCTTCAGACTTACTGCTTTGTATTTTTGTTCCACTCTTTCTTCCTTTCTTTATTTTACTAGCTACCTATAATACGATTCAAAGGAGCTAGAACTTCTTTGTAATGTATATCCAACATGTACAGTGACCTGTCAGATTCAATCTCAGTCTTATCCAAGTTGTCTATCTCTTGGATGAAAGCATCGTAGAATCTTTGGCGGTCAAACCTGTCATTATCTTCATAACACATGTCAGCTACAGCTTTTACTGTCGCTACTATCGGAACTAATCTTTGAGCTAAAGCGCCTGCCCCGTACCCTTCGGTAGGTTTAGCTAGTGCTTCGGCTAATCCTTGATAGTACTTTCTACTTAGTGCCATTATCTTTTCCTTCTTTCTTTATTTGTAGCTTAGTAATTAAGCTCGCACCAATGAATCATTTCATCAGCGACTTCCGTTATGGATAGTCCTTGCTTGGACAAATCGATTGCCTCTCGCATGAACTCTTTATCTTCAGCCAGCATGTATGGTGAACATCCTGTTTCACCAGCAACTAGGCTCCAGAATACGTCTGGACCATTCATTATCTTTCCCTTCTTTATTTATTGTTTAGGCCGAGAAACTTATATCAAAGTCCCAGCTACCATTATCAAGAACACACTCAATGCGTGATTCTATTACTTCGTCAACCCAACCCTCTTTAAGGCACTCTTTAAGAGCGCTCTTGGCTGCATCATTATCCAATTCAGCATCGTCGTCACGGTCTTTAATCTGCTCTTTAATCATGAAACCTATATGCGGTTCAAGTTCTGCGAGCAGAAACGGTAACGCCATTTTAACTGCATGTTGGACAGTTTGATTGACCTGTTTCAAATCCCAATTAGTGATCTGTTCAAAGTCAAAGTTGTCTAAATAACTCATATCTTTTCCTTCTTTCCAGTGCTCTATCTAAGCACTAGGAAAGGCACTGTCTCCAATGCCCAACCCACAACTTAGTTAGATTCTTCACACTCAAAAACCGTAGTAGATGTGTGCATAGCATGGTCCCAAGCATTGTTAGGACCATCTGCTTCATCCTCAGCCATAGAACGAGCTTGAGATTCGTTGTCTGCCTCTACCTCTACCCACTCGTCATCTTCGTAGACAAAGTTGAGGTGTACTTTATACGTTGGCATATCTTTTCCTTCTTTCTAGCGCTTTATCTAAGCACTGGGAAAGGCACTGTTTCTAATGCCCAACCCACAACTTAGTCAAATAAGTATTCTTCAGTTTGGAAACCATTTGCCATGACAAATTCTTTTATCTCTGACTTTAAGTAAATGTTGCTTTTATTTTTTTCAATTACCGGAGTAGGAAATCCACGACCATCATATCGCCGTCTCCAATTATTAACTCTTTGGTCAGTAGTTGCATAATAATCAGCGACATCACGTAAATTCCATAACTCATCCTTACATTGTTCTAAGAATCTGCGTATGTCGTTGTTATCGCTTGGTGTGTAGTATTTTTCCATATCTTTTCCTTCTTTCTAGCGCCACTAGGCACTACTAAGGACACTCTCACGAATGTCCAAAGCACAACCTAGTGATTCAATACGATCTCACAGACATCGCACAAATACTCACCGCTTGGTTCAGCGTCACCCGTGTAGCTATCATACTTCCAATAGTATTCAGGTCTAGCACAAGGTCCATCAATATGGCTACCCTTAGTGTTCTTGTATTCCTCATGATGCTCGAAGTTTAGACGGTCATACAAGTCAGGGAGCTTAATGCACTTAGTACATAAGTCCCAGTGCATGTTCCCGACTTCTTCGCATGGATCTTCCATAGCATTGAATGCGTCACACCAATGATAATACCGATCACCTCTACGCCAACGGTCAAGGTCTACTTCCTTGTTATACCAATTAATCATATCTTCCTTCTTTCCAGTGCACTAGGCACTACTAAAAGCACTCTTGCGAGTGCTCAAAGTACAACCTAGCTAGGCAGTTTACCTATCTTAAGTTCTTCTAATGGACTTTCAAACGGTAAACCGTGCTCGATGTGTCGTGCAAGATCTAAGGCGAGCGCTTCCCAGTTCTGAATGACTTTCTCAAGACGATGAATATAAACTTTATCTTCAAGAACTTCATTAGGGGTGCCATCTTCACAATGCCCACATAAGTGATCTGCCCCGTAAGGGTCGCCCAAGTTTATCCCATGCTTACAGTATTTAGCGTAGTCGGTGCGCCATCCTTTAGGTTGACCGTCTACTAGATTATCCCAGATGGGTTCTTTCATGAGTTCGTCTTTGAACCATATCGCCGTATAAAAAGCATCTTTGATGATGTCGTCTTTTGTGTATGACCATCTTTCCATTTTCTTCCTTCTTTCTAGCGCTGCTAAGCACTAGGAAAAGCACTCTTGCGAATGCTCAACCCACAACTTAGCAATCTTAATTTTATATATCAAAGACATCATTTCTGTATTGTTGCAAGACATTGTTAATTGCGTAGAGACTGTCGTATATCTCACGCTTAGTTCCACGAAACGAAATATCCGTACAACCACCACCCTCATTGATGACACGCTGTAAACGGTAGCCCCCGTTAGATTGGTCAACAGAGAAGTGCCCTACAGTGTCCCAGTTAGCATCTTTGATACCGAAGTGACCGTTTAAAGCCTGTAACTGAAACTCTATATGTTTCATCGTTATTCTTTCTGACATTATCTTCCTTCTTTCCAGTGCACTAAGCACTAGGAAGGGCACTCTCTCGAATGCCCAACCTACAACTTAGAGAACTATGCAACCCGTTTGGCCGCACCCTAGCTGCTCGAATGTTTCAGTCTGAAAGTACTCGACAACATCCCTACGCACTGGGGCGTATAACGGTTCATCAATCGGAGTTACCACGTCGTAATTATCTGCCCATTTTTTAACATCTACGGTTACCGTAACGGGGATGATAATTGTCATTGTGCCATCTTCAATGTTTAGTTTATCGCTCATTATCTTCCTTCTTTCTAGTATCTAGTGATACTACTAGGGGCACTCTTGCGAATGCCCTAAGCACTACCACCGGATTTTCCCAGTCCAGTTTGGGATTGTGTCGGTCTTGCCGACTGTCTCAAGTGTCCAGACTGTGTGCCGGTTGTGAACTCTGGGAGCCGGTGCAACCGTCGCACG